TTTGAGAGCTTGTACTGTTATGCTATTAGATGCCGCTTGGCTAGCTCTCTTTCGTATGTCAACAAACTCTTCACCGAGAGCTTTATACCTTTGTTTATGAAATTCATCTTCTGCACTTGCAGGGCCGCCAATACTAATATTTTGGCCTGTTTTTGCCAAAGCCTCCGCTTCCTCTGGCGTTTTTCCTTTGCCGATCCAATATTCATAATTTTTTATTTGACTAGTCCGTGAGTCTTTTGGAACTCTCATAGATTCTTGAAAATACAATTTCATTCCGGTTTTAGCATCTAAAGCGCCAGACTGAATACCACTTAAAACTTTTGACGCAACTTGATCTCCAGCATTGGCCTTCTGAGACAAAACTTCTATTGTTCTATTTTTTATTTGCGTATTCTTTTGATTTTCTTGATTTAGCAATTCCTGCTCTTGCATTAACTTAACATCAGCCGCAGCTCGTTGCTGAAGTCCGTCTGTCCTTCCCGACCTGCCCAAAGATAAAAACGCTTCGCGGGTTCGCGGATCGCGCAGAAAGCCCATAAGACCGCCCGATCCTTGCTGCTGTTGCATTTTCTGCATCTGAATAGCACTAGGCTGGTTCATATCTCGGCCCGTAGGTTGTCCGTTCATTTCTGAAGCTCCTCCAAAGATTGCGGCTTCTAAAGATGGTTTTAATTGACCATTATTTGGTATTGGTTTCTGGCCAGCTTTGTTTGCTTTACCAAAAACGTGCGCCCCGATGGCTTGCCAATCACCACCGGCAGATGCGCCCCAGATAGGATCAGCATATTCCGGATTATAATAATGAGTCGCACCACCTGTTGGGTCTTCATAATTACCAGAAAGCAAAAGATCAGCAACTTCATACGCTTTGTCACTTGGCGTAAAACTCATATCTTGACCTTGTTCGCCCTTAAGATAGTCAGTTTCTCTATTCCACGCAGAGAAATGACCCGGCTGCAAAATGACTTTGCCAAGATCACTGCCGCCGCCAAGACGGTTCATAATTACCGAACCAACAGCCACCATGCCATTATAGCCTTGGTTTCCAGCCTCGGCTTGCAGTGTCTTTGCTAGTAAGTCTCTTTGCGTTAGTTCCATTTATTTAAATAAACCCCGGTATGCGTGGAAGGCTTCCAATAGTACCTAAAGCCTCAAACAAGCCGGGTTGTCCCGATTGCTTCATTGTTGCACTTGGGAGCCCGGAAAGTATCCCAGAACCAGTTTGCAGAGCCTGACCGGGATAGCCTAAGTTAGCCAATGTTTGCTGACGCCCAGCATCTAGCATTGCTTGTTGTGCAGCTTGCGCTCTAGCCGCTGCCGCTTGTTGCTGATCTAAAGCGCGCATACCCTGACCGAACATATTTGATCCAAGACCGCGCAAACCAGTAGCCCCGCTTGATTGTATGTTAGCCGCTTGGAATTGGCCCTGATAATTTGCTCGGTTTGCCGCTTGCTCGAATTGAGCCTGCTGTAACGCAAACTGATTAGCCGCTTGCATATTGCCAGAACGCGCCGCTTGTTCACGCGCCGCTGCGGCCTCTTGTGCTTGTTGTGCATATTGGTTTGCTTGAAACTCTTGACCAGATGCAAGTGTTCGCGCCTGTTGCACGTTGCCAATGTCAAACTGACCAGATTGCAGTGCTTGAGTAAATGCTTGTTGCCGTTGTTGCGCAGAAAGTTGACCAGCTTGACGCAAAGCCTCACCAGCAAGCACACCCTCTTGCACCGCTTGACGGGAACCACCAAAAGCACCCGCAGATTGCGCCTGTGCGCCCAATTGGTTTGATGCAAGTTGACGTTGCCGCTCGATGTCAGCCTGACCCGCTTCAATCACATTTTGCGTATAAGGGTTCATGTATGGATCGAAGTTTGTGCTGGCTAACTGATTGACATTAATCTGGCCGGGAGCTTGTGCGGATTGCACAGCACCGACACCCTGCATTGTTTGCGCGGGACCAAGTTGTGCAGCTTGCATATTCGTTGGGGTGAAATTTCCTAAGCGTCCGTAAACGTCACCCGCTTGGGTTTGATACTGTTGGGCTTGCCCAAATACGTTTGAACCGATCATTGGAACAACCTTTCATCACAATTTGTAGTCAGTAATACCGAGCGCATTGCCGATCCCTCCAAAAAAGTCGCCAACAGCGCCAAAATTGCCCACGCCGTCAGCACCGCCACCAGAAAATACAGGTGCATCAGAGCCAACCACACCATAACTATCAGTGTAATTAGATGGCCCACCAGAATAATCAGCAGTAGGGAATAGTCTATTGTGCTCACTTATAGCGTAAGCCGTGGAGTCGGAGGCGCTATTATTATATTGATTTCCACCACCGACGCCGCCACCGGGCATAGTTACAGGCGCGTTTGGATCAACATATCCATAAGAACGAGTGCCGGGTTCGCTAGTAACAGGGTCTCGGTAAAAAGATCGAAAGAATTCGTATTGCCCCGGATACTGTTCCCCGTAAGCAGTTTCTATTTGCTCTTGGAATGGCTGGCTACTGTAAGCCTCAACACCGCCGACATTTACTGTGGGCATTGATGGAGGTGCAACCGTCCCTAAACCAAGAGAAGTTAAGAGATCGTTTGTGCCGCTATACATTGCGGCGGGTGCAACAGCCTGATATTGAGGAATATTTACTGGCCCAGCACTAGATTGCTGCATAGCTTGTTCGAGCAAAAAGTTTCTTGCCGCTTCTATTCGCGGATCAAGTTGGCCTGTTTGCTCAGGTTTGCCAAATAAGAAATCCATGATGCCCATTTTATAACTCCGAACGGTTTAAACATTTATACCATATTTCTCGCACTTTGACACCCCTAGCCGTGCAACCTCGTAATTGCTATAGTTGAGGCTGGCGCGGCAGGCGCAAACGCAGTTGCGGTTGTTGCGTCAAGAAACCCACTGGTGCTGTCTACTGCCCACATAGCCTCAAGATAGTCTCCAGCGTTAATCTCAAATATTGCAGAGCGCGAAACAACTAAAACAGACCCGTTTTGGTGCAGTGCATTTTTCATTGTTGACCCAGTAACATCAGAGCCATTGACCCGTGGCCAGAACCAGAAGTTTACAGTTGAGCTTGATGTCGATGCAATTTGCGCAGAAAAGCTAATCATATACTGACCAGCCTCATCGAACACAATGCGAGAGGCTGGAGTGCCGTTAGCAATACCATCAGCGGTGCTGGAAGTGTAAGTCAAAGCGTAAGCTGTGTTGATGGCTACAGCAGTTTGGTCAGCTGTCACTGCCCCAGAGTATTTGCCGTCTTCTAAAACAACTTGCACCCACTCACCGTTCTTTGAGACCACCGGGTATCCATATTCTCGGTCCCAGAGCAGAACACCATCCTCGGCCGCGCTTTCATATTCGCGCCGGTGGGTGAGGAAAGATCGCGTACTGGTCAGCCATGAACTAAACTTCTCAGCCCACACCTTAAAATCAGGACCGACAGGAGGTGCTCCGTAAAAACTCATCTACCGCTGCCCTGTTTAGCATCGAGGCGCATAATCCCGACACGCCAATCAGCGGCCTCGGCCCCATCAACCCGCATCCTGATTTGCCTTCCCTGAAAGCGAACTGAAGTTGGGTTTGCTGCATTAAACGGCCCAAACTGGCTTTCAGACGCATTTGGATATGCTCTTGATTTGAAGGTCATACTGACTTGGCCTTGCGTTTTCTCGTCTGGAATTACGCTTGTAACAGACATATGCCGCTCACCAGTGCCGATTGCGATTGGCCCGGTTTCTGCAAATGGAGTTTCCCCATCATAGTCAAAACCAACCTCATGCTCATACACCACGCCATCTGACTTGACTAAGAACGGCAAACGGAACACGCCGCGATCTACGCCTGCGGTGCGGTCGATACTGCCTGTTGTCCAGATGTTTTCGACATAATCATATGCAACATACTTGTCGCATTCTGACGCATCTTGCGACTGATAGACCCACCAGATTTCATTCCATTGCGAGTTGACCATCGCCTGCACTTTAGACGCCTGATCGTAATTTATGTTGCTAAACACCAGATCAGCAACCTCGCACGGTATTTCTTGGACCTGACCTCCAGAATAAATATAGAAGTTTCGTCGGCCCATCCAGATTACGCCAGCGTCAACAGAAGCATATGCCCCCGCTGCAATCATACCGCATGCCGTGCCAACCCTTTGAAATCCAAAAACAAAAGGCGGGCCTGAATATGTCATAGAATGAGCGTCTTGGTCGGTTAGGATCAAAGACTGACCCCGAGTTTTTACCGCTGCTAGAATTGTGCCGCTAGTCTGAAGCTCGATGTCGCCAGCCTCGTTTGTAGCCGCCGCAGTCCATGTATTGTAATCCTCGCGGTCTGACCATGCCACGCGCTTACTTGACGCCTGAGAGACGCTGTAATCAGCCCCTAAAGCCACCAAGAACCGCTCTTCGGTGACAAATGCTGCCGTGCATCCCGTTGGTGCTCCTGTCACCGGAGCGGCGGGTGTTCCCGTTGCCAAGTCCCATGAGTAAATAACGCCATCGTCGCTAGAGCAAGCAATTAGCTCCTCACCCCAATTGTCCAAGCTCCAAGTCGTAGCACGCAAAATACTTCCGAGATCAGGACGAGCAACGCCCCAACCGAACAGACCCCAGCCCCCAGCTCCCCAACCAGTGTTAATGGTAGCGTTTACACGACCGCTTGTTAGAGCTGTCGGGGTTACGTCTGCCGTGACAGAGCTTTCCAGCATTGCCGTTAGAGTGTCGTGCGACCCGAAGGCTGCGTAACGCTCACCGTCATTGTCAATCCATGTATGAACACCCCGAACAATACCGCCTGCCGTGACAGAAGTGTTATCCGACTGCGCACGGGGTCTCCAGCCACCGACCGGGCGTAAAGCGTCCTCATGCCAACGGACAAGGTTTACGTCGCGCCAGCGGCCTAGAGACTGATACTCAGTTCCGTTTGCGTACTGGCCCTTTGGAATGTTCAGCGGGACTAGAGGCATTTGCGCTATCCTTACGGTTTAGTAGGCCAATCAGCCTCATCCAAGTGCGGCCAGTTAGCGTGGCTGGTAATGTCACGAAGTGCTTGACGGTATGCTGTTTGTTCAGCAGTCATGGTTAAGTCAGATGATGCCCACCAGTCAGTTTCAGCAATCAAACGATCACGCTGTGAGCGGTTACTCTCCGCTGCATTATCATCTAGCTGTTGCTGGTATGCTGCTTCGTGTTCAGCTTTAGTGGTTGTTAAACCATCCTCGTCAGTTGTGTCACTGAACATGTCAGCAACTTCCCATGCCTCAACCCAGTTGTTTAGCGCATCCTGTACGACACCATTACGGCGTACTGATTGGTATGCACCAATGCCATCTGTAGGTTTAGGCGCACGCAGAACAGGGTCTACATTGAGCGCATCAAATACATTACTAGTCCACACTTTAGGCATGGACATGTTAGGGTTTTCTTTGCGTAACTGGCCTTGAGATTTTAACTCACCAGTTGTGCGATCACGATATTCAGTCATTAGTTGAT